CACCCATTATGTTTCCAACTAAAAAGGAAGAAAACACGCAAGTTAAACCCCAAAACCAAAACCTCATTTGCATCAGCCAAATGTCGGCTGAGTGCGCTCTTTGTAGGTCGTAAGCAATTGTAGATTCATCAAATCCTAACATCTAACCACCTCATTGTAGGGTGGCTAAAAAGTCGGAAGAAACACCTTCTGTTTCATATACGGGGGCTATTTGAGGTATTCTAGAAGTACCGTTTTCACTTTGGAAAGTCTTCAAAGAGTCTTGCATTTTCTTTCTCTGCTGTTCATCTTTAGCGATTCTTTGCCAATAAGCAGTAATTCTTCGGTCTAAAAGCCACATCTCTATTTTGTCGTTTAGTGCCAAATCAAATAGTGCTTTCATGACCATAACAGCCCCAACAGTAATGAGTCCAAACAATACTCCATGCATCAAGATAGTGTACGGGAAATTAAGACCGAACTTAGCATAAAAGAAAACATTTGCTCCGCTAACCGTACCTACGAATAGGATAGTCATAATCAAACGAGTGTCATGATTTAGTGCTGGCAAGTAATCACCTCAATTAAATTCCACTGAAATGTGTGCAGTGGAGGAACTGGCTTCTGCAATCTCCAAGAATATGCCACCAGTGCATAGAACACCATGCATGTCATATTCTAGGTTGTATTGGCCTGTAGTTGTATTGTGAATTCTAGCAATCTCAGTACCGCTATTGTCCTGTCCGTCGAATACCTTGACGGTCACAGCCGCATTACCAACAATCACTAAATTAGCGTGAATGCTCTTAAGTCTACATTGGTTTTTAGAGATAATTGCGCTTGCGCCCAACACCCCACTACTTCTGCTAGTATCTGCCATAATCTCACCTTTTATGTCTAAGGCTAGCCACAACTTCTTATTGAAGGTTGCGGAACTATTCTTCTGTCTCAGTTACAGTCTCTGTCTTCTTTGTTGTCTTTTTAGAGACAGACTTCTTGGCAGTTGCTTTTTTAGCAGTCGCCTTCAACTTTTCTGGAACAGTTTTCTTAGGAGGTAGAGGGGCTAGTGCGTTAGCAAGTGCCTCTTGAGGTAGTCTAAGATATTTTGACAACATAGCCTTTTCTCGACTAGGTAGGTTTTCAATATCTTCTCTATCCTCGGAAGTAAATTCTACTTTGCAGTTTTTACCGCCAATGTAATGTGAAGCAACGAAGGCCGAGATTTTAACATCTTCGACCTTCGTCACTTCCATAAACCCTTCTGCCCCGTTTCGTAGTCTCAAGGTAGGAACCGTACAAGACTCACTTAAACGGATAGTTGCCAAACAAACACCTCAAAGAAGCCCTGTTGCACGAACTGTAACAGTCCCTACATTTTCTGCCAAAGCAACTACGCCATCATCTAGGACAGAACCTAGTTTAGTGCAGTAAAGATAGCAGAATGTACCGTCCGAACTGATGGCTCCAATAGTGTAATTGAAGTTTAGCAAAGATGGATTTGAAACCTCAACTTGTGTGAAGGTAGCCAAGCCAAAGTCAGCCGCTAGAAGTTTTTCACCAGCATGGGTAAATTCTTCATTGCCCCCGCTATCAGCCGCAAGCGTTGCGGAAGTACCAGTAGGGTCAGCAGTTAGAACCGTAGCAGTAATGGTAGCGATTCTAAAAGCGACTTTATCATTGGCAGTAGTTGAGTCCGACAAAGTTCCATAGTCACCCACAACAAATCCGTCAGTGATAAAACTACCAGAACTTCTTGTTATGGTATCGGGGTCAGCATCAGCCGCCGCAAGGGTTTGGTTAGCCGCAGTAGCAGGAGAGCCTGTTCGGTAAGACGAAATAGCAACACTCGCTAGCGAAACATATTGGTGTCCCACAACGAATGGCTTTGCTATACCTTTATGGTCAGCGATTAAAGTAACAGTGTTTGTCACTTTACCACCTCAAGCCACATTGGTAATCTTGCCTTGTCCCTTAAAGAAGGAACAGCCAATCTCTGCAATAGTTCGGTAGAGTGCTTGGTTGCCAAGACGACCAACACCGAATGGGTTCCCATTAGAAACACCATCTTCAAAGTATTGAGTAGGCTTAAGAACCGATAGCCACAAGTGGTCTGTGTCCAAGAACAACAAATCACTAATTGCAGTAGTATCCGAAGCGTTAGCAGTAGCGGGCATATCCTTAACTGGAATCAAAGGAATGTCGTAGTAAGTTGCCACACGGAAACCGACTTCTGCACCCTTAATACCACGAACACCGTTCACGGTAGGGATGATTTCTTTGCGGTCCATGAATCGCTCTTGAGACTGTAGTAGGTCTGCAATTGCTTGGATAGTATCGTATCCAGTCAAGATAACCTTTGGAGAACCACCAGCAATTCGCAAGTTACGAATCATGTTGTTAAGCAAAGTAAGAGTTAGTGGTCGAACCGAAGATGCGGCGTAAGAACTGTTAAAGTCCACTTCTGCATCAAGGAATGATGGGCCAGTAAATCTCTCTTCACCGTAGATTTTAGCGAGATTAACTCCAACACCAGTCATAGTATCGGTCATAAGAACTCCGCCATCAGCCGCTAGAATTTCTGCTCGGCTTGAAACTACCTTCATCAAGGAAGTGTAGTTTCGTTCAATGTCTGCTAGAGCCGCAACTTCACCATAAACTTGAAGAGGCATAAGCAACATCTTGTTTTGTGCTTCTGCGTGTGCCTTACCCATGTCTTCACGAATGATAGAACGAATGTCTCCAAGTCCATCATCAATTTGAGCCATTTCCATTGCGAGTTCGGAAATATCGAACTGATGTGCAATAGTCTTAGGACTCATAAAGAGTTGAGCGTAAGTTGGGGCCATAGAGCCAAGTCCATCTGCCGCAGTAGAAAGTCCTGCGTTTTCCGGAACACCACCAATTTGGTCAGCGTGTGGCGCAGAACCACCAATTCCAACAACACCGCTACCAGTAGTATCACCAGTAATGTCAACTGCAAGTTTAGAGTCCGAACCACCAAAGGGTCGGCTCTTAAGAATTCTCCAACCGGATGAGTTGTAAGGCCGCTTACTAACCATAGCAAGAGCGTTCACTTCTCGGTTTAGCATAGACCAAACTTTTTGTCCAAATAGTTGGTTGTAGAAACCAGTAGTACTACTAATTCCATTAAAACTGTTTGGTCCTGCATCTGCAATGTCGTGTGCAGTATGTAGTCCTTGAACTGCACCTGCTTGTTTCAATACAGAGTTTCCGCCAAAGGCAGGTAGTCCGTATGTCGCCGCTTCTAAATCTCTTATCGTGTTAATGTATCCCATTTAATTCACCTCAAATGTTTCCGCCAACAGCCTTATGAATATCGCTCCAAGACATATCTGCAATCTCTTGTGTAGAGAAAACCTTAGTCGATGTAGCGGCTTCTACGCTTGCCTTGCGAATGTTAGTATCAGTTTCTAGAGACTTTCTTAGGTCTGCAAACTGGCTTGTAAGTTGAGCAATCTCGGATTGTGCGTCGTATTCCGACTTAGCAACCATGTCTGCTCGGTCATTAGATTCGGTAGCGAATCTCTTAGCGAAGGTTTCTTCTAGGGAAGTAAGTCCTGCCTTCTCTAGTTGTTCTGCCCTGTACTGTTGATATGCTTTTTCAATGTTAGCAACACTTAGGTTGAGAGTACTAAATTCTTCATTAGCGAAGGTCTTAGAAACCATTCCTTCCTTCTTTGCTTGAAGTCCGGCTTGTTCAATATATTCACCAGCACCACCAAGATTAACATCGTCGTTACCGTCAAGAGTAGTAGCCTTTGCCGCAGTAGGTGCGCCACCTTCTTCCTCTTCTCCAGTATCCATGTATTCTTGCATTTCTGCTTCTCCATGCATCTTCTCGTTCAAAGGATGAGGGCTTCCACCCGCTTCCTTCGACGGTTCTTCTTCTTCTTTTCGTAGCGTATTAACTTCTTCTAGAAGAGTATCTAGTTCAGCCAATGCTTTTTCCAATTTGTTCATTGTTTTGTCCTCCTTTAATATATCGAACCTCGCTTCGGGGTTGATTCCTTTTTCACATATTGTGACTTCGTGGAGTTCTAGTTTGCTTATCTCACTATACTCCCCTAATTCATCGTGGTGTTTCTTCACTTTTTGTAGTGCTTGCCCACCTATGCTAAAAGACCTCAATGACCCTTTGCGAATGCCTCGATTTATTTCCTTTGCCTTTTCAATATCATCTCGTAGTTTAATTACTACAAAGAATCCCACATCATCTACATGTGTTTTCCATAGTTTTCCATTACTATCTCGGTGGGATTCGACTACCTCTCCAACTTGAACATTGGAGTGGTTAGTCATAACATTGCGGAACTTTTTGAATTCCATGAATTTGCTAACTGCTTCATTTAGAGCCTTTAGAGTAATTAAGTCGTTTTGCTTGTCTACCATTTCTATGGAAGCATAGCCACCAATCATCAATTCATCCGATGATGCCTTCAATATGGAAAACTCAGTTTCCGGTATTGTAGCCATGATTGTAG